CAATAGTCCTTAGCCACCATAATCTCTAAGTGTGCTACGTTCCTATCAACACAGTCTTGTTTGTCTTCTGCTGTATCATCTGCCATTGCTGTACCTGCAATGATAGCATTGATTAACTCAACACTATGACCCATAGCAACATAATTCTGTTCTATTTCTTCATTTGTAATTTCATTCATTTAAATCTCCTTTATATGCAAAATTACCATAATATTTTTGTCTTGCTTGTTCTGCTACCATTGAAGCTAGTTCAATAGTATCATAATAACCAAAACACTTCCTCTTACCATCAACACTTAATCTAACACGATATTTATTAGATTTATTGACCCAATGAACATTTGCTGACCCTAACTTATTTTTATTTATTACAGGTCTATTCATAGCATTTTGTGTTGGAGTAGCTTCACGCAAATTTTCTATTCTATTATCAAAAGTATTCCCATTAATATGGTCAACCATTATTGGTAAATATCCATTGTGCATTAGAAATACTATTCTATGAGTTAAATATTTTATATTATTATATTTTACATATGAATATCTTTTATCTTTTGTTCCTGCTAATTGACCAATTTTAGCTCTTTTTACATTCACTTTCCAAATCAATTTTCCATCAACATATTTAAAAATAGAATTGGCTAAATCTTTTGTCATTTCTGACATTTTAAGCTCCTTCTAATGTTGCTATTCTTGCTTTCGCACTATCAAGTTCTGTTTTCAGTTCTTGAATTGCTTTGATACAAAGTGAAACCATATTACCATAATGAAGTGCATCAGGCTCACCATCATTATTATACTGTACAAATTCTGTTAATCCTGCATCATGTACTTCCTCTGCAATAAGACCACCAAAAATAGTATCACCATCATTGTTACTTTTGTAAGTAACGGGTCTCAGTGTTAACAATTCTGTTAAGCCGTGAGTCGCATTATTAATTGTGTTTTTATATCTAAGTGAAGATGTTGACCTAGCAAATTGTCCACTTGTTCCATCAATATAACAGTTGGCACTTGCACCAGTTGTGCTAGAAGCGGTTGGAGGACTGTGCAAAAGTCCACTGCCATTCATCCACAATCTCGGATTACCATCACCATCTGATAACACAATGTTATTGTTTGATGTTCTTATGTCTAAGCCACCTTGATTGCCGTGATACCCACCAATAATAGTGTTTTTAGAGCCTGTCGTTACAAAATAACCTGCTCCTACAGATGCGTTTGTACAACCAATAAAAGTGTTTCCAGAACCAGTTGTAAGAGAATGCCCTGACGTATAACCAACTGCTGTGTTGTAACCTGCTGTGGTGTTTGACTTGAGTGCGTCCACACCCATTGCCACATTATAAGAACCAGTAGTGTTGCTCTGTAAATTTATACCAACACCACAATTAAATTGTCCTGTTGTGTTACTAGTTAAACATAAATCACCTATAGCTGTGTTATAACTTCCTGTGTTTGTTGCATATAAGGCTTGTCTGCCTACCGCAGTATTTCTTTCGGCTGTTGTGCCTGAGTATATTGCTTGATAACCAACAGCAGTGTTGTTAGATGCTGTGGTGTTGTCACGAAGTGCATCTCTACCAAGTGCCACGTTATTTGCACCAGTTGTATTATAATACATTGAGTTATAACCAATAGATGTATTTTCCCCACCAGTTGTGTTGGTATAGAGTGATTGCCTACCAACTGCTGTGTTATACTGTGCTGTGGTGTTGGAGTAGAGTGATAAATTTCCAACGGCTGTGTTGTTGGATGCTGTGGTGTTAAATCTTAATGCTTGGTCACCTATAGCTGTATTATTAGAACCTGTACTATTATCATACATAGTTCTAAATCTTCCTATAGCTACATTAGCAGTGCCAGTAGTATTATTGTATAATGCTTGAGAGCCAACAGCTAATATTTCGCCTGTAGTATTGGTATAACCTGCTTGATATCCTATGGCTGTGTTATGAGATGCTGTTGTGCTATTTAGTAAGGCTTGCATACCAATAGCTGTATTTTCTGAGCCAGATGTATTAAAATAAAAAGAATTTCTACCCACCGAAGTATTGCTTGAACCTGTGGTATTTGTTGTCATTGCTCCAAATCCAAGAGCAGTGTTTGAAGCACCAGTTGTATTTGCAGTTAGTGCATTTGAACCAATAGCCACATTATTGCCACCACTTAATGAGCCACTATCTAAAGCTGAGTCACCTAAAGCCACGTTACCTGTACCAGTTGGGTAATTACCATCTAGCTTGATTGTGCCACCATCTACTGAGAGGTTACTGTTAATTACCAATGCACCTGTCATTGTATCGCCAGTAGTCTGCACAAAGCCAGAGCTATCTATTGCTGCATCTTGCCAAGCAGAACCAGTATAAACTTTTAGAGTATTGCTAGTTGTATTAAAATACAAATCACCAGCATTTAAAGCATCACCATCATTATCAACAGATGGATCAGAACTCTTAGATCCTAAATATGTGTCATCAAAAGTATCGGCACTAGCAGCCGCTGCTGCTGCACTAGCTGCTGCATTGGTTTCTGATGTTGAAGCATTGCTTGCAGATGTAGCTGCATTTGATGCAGATGTAGAAGCTGCTGATGCTTGCGTTGTTGCAGTCGTAGCACTTGTTGCTGCATTAGTCTCAGATGTGCTTGCATTAGTCGCACTAGTCGCTGCATTTGTTGCAGATGTACTAGCATTTGACTCCGAGGTAGCTGCATTAGTAGCAGAAGTGCTTGCTTCACTTGCTTTTGTTGTCGCTGTTGTTGCTGAACTTGCAGCAGATGTTGCAGAGTTAGACGCACTCGTAGCTGAAGTAGCAGCGTTTGTCTCTGATGTAGATGCGTTTGATGCACTTGTTGCTGCATTTGTTTCGCTTGTAGACGCATTGCTCTCGCTAGTTGCTGCATTGCTTTCGCTAGTTGCTGCTGCACTTGCACTATTAGCTGCATTAGTTGCACTTGTAGCTGCTGTTACTGCATCTATCAATAACTCGAAATGGTCTGTGTCTGTTAACAGATCACCTGCAACAGCATCTGCAACACAGATATATACGTTGTTTAATTGTGCAGCAGTGGTCGATTTGATGATATCCCTTACAACATAGGCTTCTGTTGTTACTGTTGCATCAGTGCCTTTGTATGTACCTAATTCTTGTGTGACAGATAGCTCGCCATTACCATCAAAAGCTAGTACTTTGTTTGCTCTGTCTGTTGCACCTACTGTAAATTCTGTAGATGTCATGGTGTTTGTTCTTGATAACTTGATGCTTCTGTCTAGTTCTTCTTGTTGCTGTTGTGCAATAAAAGTTAATCTATCTAGTGCATCTTCGTGTGTAGCTGCTGGGAAAGGATCGTTTGCCACATAGTCTGTAGACTGAGTTTGTGCCATGTTACGTCTTATAACGACTGTAACGCCACTAGCAGGTGCAGTAACAAACACAACATTACCACCACTAGCATTACCTGCATTGGTAACTGTATAATTTGTTGTTAGAGTTTGTACTGTTTCAGTACCAGCAGCCGATCTAAGTATGACTGTAAGGTCTGCATCTGCGAATATCTTGAAAGCATACGCAAATGTGGTGGTACTTCCATCTCCACTGTAACTGTTTTTTGTGGTTGTGCTACTAACTGTCATAACTACCTCATTTCTACGTTATAATCTTTTTTGCTAAAATAATCAAATTAAAACCTAACTGCTGACCTTGATGGTGGAAAATAATATTCTTGGTCATAATCCTTTTTTAACCTTTTTTCTGTTCTTCGCAAGTAACCTGGATCCATGTATTCCATTAATCCATGAAGAACCATGTAATCTGCTGCTGCTCTAGTATAGAACAAATTAGCGTATGGTGTGTTTCTTATGGCAAATTTTACTGCATCTTTTGCCACATCATCACCTCTAATTACTTTTGCAAACATTGAAGCAACATCATCTGCTGAACCAAAAGCAGGTCCAGCTACTGTTTTTGTAAATGACTGACCATATCTATTAAATTCGCCAAACATAAAATCACCAAATATACCCATGCCCCCACCTTGTATCATAGAAGCAGTTATAACTTTTGCTGATTTCATATAATCGTCACTAAACACACTTTTAGGCTCTTTGCCCTTTAGTATATCTTTGGCAGACATTGCCACATATCCCATAGCACTCATACCTGTTATCATCTTCATGGTTCCTGCAAAGCCACTGGTATAATATTGCCTTGTTAATCCTTTAGTAATCATTGTTATTGGGAAACCTTTAAGCATCATAATCATTCTTATAGCTTCACCAGCAACAGTTCCTTTTGGTAAACCTAGATTCATAATCGCTCTTTCTTTAGCACCAGGTGTAGGAATAGCAGTGTCTGCACCATCAGTATAAACAGAACCAATTTTAGTCCTTAATTCATCTCTTGCTTTTGCTCGTATGTTGTCTGTAATATCTAAAGTGCCCATCTTTTGACGAATATATGGATCAAGTACATCATTTGATATATCATCAGCCAAGTCAGGGAAAAGATATTCTCTACCATCTTTAGCTTTCATATCAACATTACGGAATAATTTAACCTCTGCTTCACCTATATCATATCTTGCAAGCAAACTTTTAAATTGACCATCTACATTATTCCATGATTTTTTTACAGCAGATGCACCATCAAACGCTAATATTCTAGCAACACCTACCTTTTGTGCATGATTCCAATAACGCATACCATTTAACTTAAAAAATAATGCGTGCATTTTTGATATAAAGCCTGGTCCAAAATCTTCAGGACCATGCCTTGATAAAACATTCCCTGTCATACCTTCTGCACCAACCAATAATCTTATAGCAAGTTCCTTTCTTTCAGGACCTCTAAATCCTTCAAAAACATCACCCATAGCTCTGCCAAGGTTATTAAAAAACCCACGCTCTGTGTTAGATGCTAGAAAAGCTGCCTTTGAAGCAACATCAGTAATAGATGATACTGTTGCTGAACCAAGCAATGCCATCTCTTGTATCATCCTGTAACCTGAAGCTACGCTTGCAAAGTCTGCTCCAAAAAATTTACCCTCGCTTATTCCTACAGCATTAAGGGAATTGTCTAATTGTGCAAACTCTCTCATAACAGCCTTTGATTGACCTGATATTTTTCTTGCTAACTTTGGATCTTTTTTAGCTTGCAATGATATATCTTCTAAAATTCTTTCAACCATCATTCTAGGATTTGTTCCTAGGTTTTCCATTAAAGCAATAGATCTTCCATCATGTGTGAATCCATCAATCAAAGTTTCAAAAAGATTCCTTCTATTGTAATTTTGCGAATATTTAAAAGCAGCTTCACCATCTCTAAAATGTAAAACTCGTGATTGACTAAGGCTTTTCGCTAAATTTGCCTGCCCCCTAAAAGCAGTAATAGGATCTTTTTTGCCATCTA